AATGGCTCGTAAAACCCCGCTTTATTTTTTCCCCGCGGGGATTTTTGAGGCTTGCGATTTCGATCTGGGCAGTTCGGCTACAGGCTCAACGATTTCCCTGCACCGTTGGGTTTTCTGTGGTGCTCCTTCCCGACGAGTATTCAAGGATTGGTACCCCTTGAAAGGCGGGTAGAAGTCGTTGAGTCTGTAGTCGAACTGCCCAGATCTATTTCATTACTTCCCGGACTAGGAGGTAACTCAGTGGGAGGCACCAAAAAGTCTCGGGTCTCAGGGGCTACCACCCCGGAAAAGCAGGAGCATATCCTCATCGGGCTTGCTTATGAGCTCGCCGAGCGCCAATTAAGGGATGGTACCGCATCCCCGATGATCGTTTCACAACTTCTCAAACGCGGAACTCTTCGTGAGGAGCTTGAACTCGAGAAGCTGCGTCGTGAGAATGCTGTTCTTGAGTCTAAGAAGACGGTTCTCGATTCTAACACCAACACGGAACGTCTTATGTCCGAGGCCATCTCGGCGATGCGGTCCTATCAAGGTGATGAATGATGGATAAGCGACTCAACGTCACTGAGCTTTTTCGTCTGAGGACTTTCGAGGACCGATACGAGTATCTGAAGTTGGGTGGGAATGTCGGAGCAAGCACTTTTGGGTTTGACCGATATTTGAACCAGAGATTCTACAGATCTCCTGAATGGTTGTCCGCTAGGAACGAAGTAATACTTCGAGATAATGCTTGTGATCTAGGGATAGATGACCGAGAGATCTATAGCGACATTCTGGTTCATCATATGAATCCGATTTGCCCGGAAGATCTAGAGGGCTACAATCCAGACATACTCAATCCCGAGTATCTAATAACAACAACTCTCGAAACACACAACGCCATTCATTTCGGCGACAAGAGTTTACTATACAGTTTACCGCCCGATCGGGCTCCCAACGATACCGTTCCTTGGAGGTGAAATGTCATCAATCGTCGAAGACGTTAAAGAGGTTTTGGGGGTCGATAGCCGAGGCTACAGTTTCGATACCGATATCTGTATGCACATAAACACCGCTATCTCAACTCTTCGCCAACTTGGAGCTACTGACTATCGAGAGTTTATAACCGGGTCAGGACCTGTCTGGGAAGACGTATTCAAACCCGAGATGTCTCTATTTCTCGTTCGGAGTTATGTATACCTCCGATGCAGGTTACTCTTTGATCCGCCATCGAACTCATTCGTTCAGACAGCCATCGAGAAACAGATCAGCGAGCTTGAGTGGCGGATTCAGGTCCTCGCGGAAAGTGAGTCAAAATGACTTTTGATTCCGTAGACGATGTTCTGGCGCATTTCGGTGTCAAGGGTATGAAGTGGGGGGTTCGAAAGAACAGATCTAGCGTGTCTAAACCCCGCTTGATGAACCGACATGGAGATTACAAGCATGCGCACTCCACTACGCCCAATCATAAGCTCTCTAATAAAGAGCTTCAGCGTCGAGTGACACGTCTCAACCTCGAGAAACAGTATCGCGATTTGACGGCGAAGCCCCAGAGCAAGTACCGTAAGAAGCTCGGCGAAAAGTATGCTGAGAACTTCGCAAATGTCACTATGAAGATCGCGGGAGCCGCGGCTGGAGCTGCCGCTGGCTACGCTATGAAGGCTCTCCTAGATAAGGCTGTTTCTGGTGGGTTTGACGCTTCTTCTGCCGAGAAGATTTCTAACGGGTTCAACACTGTACGAAAGTTTATGAAATGATCTACGAACGACCCGATGATTTTCTCGACCATAGCGGGGTCAAGGGTATGAAGTGGGGCGTGCGAAAGCAGCGTACGCCTGGAGTAAGTCGAAAGACGGATCGAGCCGCTCGACGAGATGCTCGAGAGTTTACTCAAGCAAAGATGTACTATGGCGAGGGCGCCGGTAATCGCCGCAAGCTCATCAAGGCTAAGGTTAAGCAGCGATCTACAGATGCCTCCTATAAGAAGGCGTTTGATAATCATGTGGCTAACACTGATTGGGAAAAGCGCGCACAACAGGCCCGAGGAAAACGACGTCGCCAGGATGCTAAGAACTCCGTAGGTAAGACTGCTCGGGGCGTTCGCAATTTGGCAACCGGGAATACCCGCTATGTCGGGACCGCGGTTCTAGCCGGAGCACTTGCTTTTAAGGGCGGTCAGGCGGCTGGCGTTTTTCCGACTAATGCCCAGATAGCGGACAAGGCTATTAAAGCCGGCAGATCTGGATATGAGGCCGTCGCCAAGTCCGGTGCAATGCGTCGAATGATGCACGAGATTAACATCTACAACGGTCGTCGAAAGTTCAACAAACAGTTCGGCTGATCTTCACGAAAGAGAGTCATTATGGACGTACATTACGACGATGAGGTTCTCGCGCACTACGGTAGGAAGGGTATGCGCGGGAAGATTCGTCGCAACAACCCGCCAATCGAGGTTAGCGACGTTGTCAGGTCGAACCGACAGGCACCCGCTCTGAAGGGTAAGGTCCAGCAGGATTCGATTGTCCCGAACCGACAGTCTCCCGCCCCAAAGGCTAAGGTTCAGCAGGATTCGATCGTCGCCTCTGCTCGGCGAGCCGGAAAGTCTCGAATGGCCGTCCAGCGAGACAAGATCCTCGCCAGCAAGCGAAGCGAGAAGATCCTCGCAAACCTCGAGCGCTTCCGTAAGAAGGCTTAACGTCAAAATAGGAGTTTAGCGATGCTCAGCAACACCGCGACGCCGAAGTACTACGGCGAGTTTCGAGCCAAGGTGCTTAGAGGCGATATTCCGGTGTGTCGGGAGATCGCTATGGAGATGAATCGGATCGATGGGCTCATCGCCGATCCGAACATCTACTATGATGACCGAGCAGTCGAGGGTTTTGTCCGATTCGCTGAGGCAGAGATGACGTTGACCGACGGTGAGGAACTTAAACTTCTAGACAGCTTCCTTCTATGGGCCGAACAAATCTTCGGTTGGTGGTATTACGAGCAGCGGTCCGTGTATGTTCCGAATGAGAACGGTCACGGCGGTCATTTCGAGAGACAGAAAGTAAAGCTCCGACTGACGAACAAACAGTATCTGATTGTTGGTCGAGGTGCTGCGAAATCTCTATACGAGACTCTTCTTCAAGCATACTTTCTGGTGATTGATACCACCACAACGCATCAGATAACCACCGCTCCCACGATGAAGCAGGCCGAAGAGGTTATGAGCGCTTTCCGGACAGCTATCGTTCGGGAACGAGGTCCTCTCTTTAAGTTTCTGACTATTGGAAGCCAGAATGCGACCTCCAACAAAGCGCTAAGGCCTAAACTCTTCCCTTCCAAGAAGGGTATCGAGAATACGCTAACGGGAAGTCTTCTCGAAGTTCGTCCAATGACAATCGACAAGCTTCAGGGACTTCGTACCAAGATGAATACAGTCGACGAGTGGTTGTCTGGCGATATCCGGGAGGATGTTGTCGGTGCCATCGAGCAGGGCGCCTCGAAGATCAAGGATTACCTTATCCTTGCCGTTTCTTCCGAAGGAACTGTTCGAAACTCTGCCGGAGACTCTATGAAGCTCGAGCTTCTCAAGATTCTCAAAGGAGAGTTCTACGATCCACATACATCTATCTGGTACTATCGATTGGACGATATTAAGGAAGTAGCTGACCCTGAAATGTGGGTCAAGGCGCAACCTAATATCGGAATCACCGTGTCATATGAGACATATCAACGCGACGTTGAGAGAGCAGAACACGTTCCTTCGGCACGTAACGATATTCTCGCAAAGCGATTCGGAATCCCGATGGAGGGGTATACGTATTTCTTCACATACGAAGAAACATTACCACACCGCCGTCGAGATTTCTGGGGTCTTCCATGTTCGATGGGCGCGGACCTCTCTCAGGGAGACGACTTCTGCGCATTCACCTTCCTGTTTCCTCTGGGTCGAGGTGAGTTCGGCGTGAAGACTCGATGCTACATCTCGAGTCTCACACTTGCTAAACTTCCAACGGCCATGAGACGGAAGTACGACGAATTTATCGAGGAGGGTTCGCTACAGGTTCTCGAATGCTCCATTCTAGACATGATGGAGGTGTACGATGATCTGGATCGTTTCATCGATGATTCTCGTTACGATGTTCGGACGTTCGGGTTCGACCCGTACAACGCGAGAGAGTTCGTAGACCGCTGGGAGAAAGAGAACGGTCCTTACGGTATCGAGAAAGTTATTCAGGGAGCCAAGACGGAGTCCGTCCCGTTAGGAGAGCTGAAGAAACTTTCCGAAGAGCGTTGTCTTTTATTCGACGAAGTTCTCATGCAGTTCACGATGGGTAATTGCATCACTCTCGAAGACACCAATGGAAACCGTAAGCTTCTCAAGAAGCGTCGTGACGCCAAGATCGACTCCGTGGCCGCGATGCTTGACGCCTTTGTGGCGTTTAAGCTTAACAAGGAGGCGTTCGAATGATTGATTACCTTTCGCACCATGGCGTCAAAGGTATGAGATGGGGTGTTCGCAAAGATAAAGATAAAGCTCATCGACAAAGAGCAATGGCGGGGTATGTTAAAGTAGCCCAACGTATTCAAGATGTCGAGAAAGTGGTCGACACTAAAAGCTCTAAAGCGGTGAAGCTAAAGGCTGGGAGTACTCTATACAGAACCCATAGGGGTAAAGAAGGTAAGAAGCTTGGCGACCATTCATACTTCAGCACTAACAATGTAGATGCTGCTCAGTATCGCGGCATCATGCCTTCGATGCGTGAGGGTGTCGGCCTAAAGAAGTATAGTAAAAAATGGGTTGAGTCTACATATAAGACCACTAAAGATCTAAAAGCTCCTTCGGCGAAAGAGTCATATGAGATCTTTAACAAGGTCATGAACGAACCCGTTATGCATGTCGGTCGAAAGAAACAAGCGATTCTCGGGAAGGAATACATCAATTCGATGTATTATCCGCAGGTTGCCACGAACGATGTGTATACTAAGTTCTTGGCTGCTCAATTTCTGAAGAACCATTTCAATGACACATACATCAATGAAGTCAAGAATCGCGGTTACAACGCCCTTCAAGACTTTAACGATGCTAAAGGCGTTAGTAAATCTCCGATTGTGGCGTTGGACCCTGATGGTTCTGTTCGGGAAGTCGGGCGTAAGGCACTGTCTGCTTGGGACATTAACGAGTCCCAGAAGAATCTCAAAGCATTTCGATAACCAGAGGAGGGCTAAACGAATTGGCTGATACCTTCGGCACCAGGTTAGCCCATGCCTGGAACGCATTCACGGGCCGGGAGAACCCTAAGGAATACTGGACCTCTGGACCGGTAACCACCATGCGACCGTCTTCGGTAACTAGGCGGCTTCTTCCGAACGACAAATCACTAATCAAGACGATCTATAACCAGATTGCGATTGATGTCTCTTCTGTAAACTTCCGCCATGTTCGAGTCGATCAAAATGGTAGATTTAAAGAAGAGATGCGATCTGACTTGAATGAATGTCTTAGCGTTGCTCCTAATCTCGATCAGACGATTCGACCATTCATCCAAAGTATGGTCCTCAGTCTCTTCGATGAGGGTGCAGTTGCTCTAGTCCCGGTCGACACCACGTTGAATCCTCGGGAAACCGAGTCTTTCGACATTCGATCTATGCGGGTTGGTCGCGTTGTTGATTGGCGGCCTCGGCATGTAACCGTCGAGGTATACAACGACGAAGACGGACAGAAGCATGAGATTCTCATGCCTAAGAAGTCCGTTGCGATCATCGAGAATCCTATGGCTGACGTTATGAACGGGCCTAACTCGACAATCTCGAGACTTCAGCGAAAGCTCTCGATCCTGGATTCGATCGATGAAGCCGCCGGGAAGGGTAAGTTGGATCTCATCATCCAGCTGCCCTACGTCATCAAGTCTGAAGCTCGTCAGGAGCAGGCGAAGAAACGTCAAGCGATGATCGATGAGCAGTTGAATAACTCTCCTCATGGCATCGTTTACACCGACGGCACTGAGAAGATTACTCAGCTTAATCGTCCCGCCGAGAATAATCTTCTGGATCAGATTAAGTTCCTTAACGAGGAGCTTTACAATCGGCTCGGAATGCCGGCGGACGTCTTCCAGGGTAAGGCGACCGAAGAGATGATGCTCAACTATTGGAATCGCTGCGTCGAGCCAATCGTTGCTGCTATTGCTGATTCAATGAACCGAACGTTCCTGACTAAGACTGCTCGGACTCAGGGACAGCGGGTAATCTATCAGCGAGACGTGTTCCGTAACACTACGATCACTGGACTTGCGAATGTCGCCGACATTCTAATTCGTAACCAGGTTCTGACCGGTAATGAACTGCGTCCGGTGTTTGGATTCCCGCAGTCGGACGAGCCTATCGCCGACCAGCTCGGCAATCCCAACGTCAATCAGCTCGACTCGTATGGAGGCAACAGCTATCCAGAGTATACTGATCCGACATACTACGATGAACAGGAGGAGTAGTCAAAATGGGAGTTTCGAAGCACGACTTCGACTTTAGTGGCTACGCTACTCGAAACGACCTGCGCTGCTCTGATGGGCGAACTATCCGTTCCGACGCATTCGTTGATAACGATGGCGGAATCGTCCCGCTCGTTTGGCAGCACGGTCACGATTCGCCCGATAACGTTCTCGGACACGCTAAGCTCGAGAATCGTAAGGATGGCGTATACTGCTACGGCAAGTTTAACAAGAGCGAATACGCAGTAACCGCGAAGGAGCTTGTAGAGCACGGCGATGTGACTAGTCTGTCAATCTTCGCCAATAAGTTGACTCAGCGAGGTGGGGACGTTCTTCACGGAAACATCGTCGAGGTGAGTCTTGTTCTTTCGGGCGCCAACCCCGGGGCTCGAATCGACAACGTATCACTTCAGCATTCGGACGGGTCCGTTGAGGAGCTTGACGAAGCAATTATCCATACAGGCCTTTCTCTGAGTCACGGAGATGAGCCAGAAGAGAATAACTCCAAGGAGAACGAAGTGGCTGATTCCGAAGAGACTGTGGCCGACGTCCTCGAGACCCTCACAGACAAGCAGAAGGATGCTGTCTATTACGTGATTGGTCAGGCACTCGAGGAGGCCGCCGATAACAACAACGACAGCGACAACAACGACAGCGAGGAAGACGAGGCTATGCACTCTAACATCTTCGAGAACGAGAAGACCATGACTGGTACCGACAATGAGTATGCTCTCGCTCACTCCGCAGTTGAGGATGCTCTGAACGACGCTCGGTCTCACAACCTTAGCTCCTTCAAGGACGCGTTCCTTGCCCACGCCGGAACCTACGGTATCGATAACATCGATATTCTGTTCCCCGACGCTCGGGCAGTCACCGATGAGCCCACCTTCATCAAGCGTCGGACCGATTGGGTCGCCAAGGTTCTTGACGATGCCAAGCACTCACCGTTCTCCCGGATCAAGTCCATTCACGCGGACATCACCGATGACAAGGCTCGTGCTCTTGGTTATGTCAAGGGCAATAAGAAGAAGGAGGAGGTGTTCAAGCTCCTCAAGCGAGTGACGACGCCTACCACCATCTACAAGAAGCAGAAGTTCGACCGTGATGACCTTATCGACATCACTGACCTGAACGTCATCGCCTGGGTCAAGAAGGAGATGCGTCTCATGCTTGATGAGGAGCTCGCTCGCGCGGCTCTGATCGGCGATGGTCGCGACATCTCCTCCCAGGACAAGATCAACGAGGAGAATATCCGTCCTATCTGGAAGGACGACGAGCTCTACTCCATTAAGGTCATCCTCGATAAGAAGGTTGTCGGCGAGGATCTGGTCGACGCGTTTGTCAAGGCCTTTGCTGACTACGAGGGTACTGGAACTCCCACCCTCTTCACGACTCAGACTGTTGTTACCGAACTTCTCCTGCTGAAGGATAAGATTGGCCGCCGCCTCTACGAGACCAAGGCCTCTCTGGCTTCGGCTCTGGGAGTTTCCGACATCGTCGAGGTTCCCGTCATGAAGGGTGCCGCTCGAGACACCAAGAAGAACGGTAAGGTCGATCTTATCGGTATCATCGTCAACGTCGCCGATTACACGATCGGCGCAGACAAGGGCGGCGAGGTCAACATGTTCGATGACTTTGACATCGACTTCAACCAGTTCAAGTACCTGCTTGAGACTCGTTGCTCTGGTGCTCTGACCCAGCCGAAGACCGCCATCGTCATCGAGCGTAAGCAGACTGACACTCCGGTCATCCCCGAGGTCTGATAGGTCAAAATGGCACGTTTCGCAGGGAGTGTGGGGTTCGTCACATACGAAGAGACGAGCCCCGGGGTCTATGAAGAGAAGATTGACGAACGCTTCTTCATCGGCGATGTACTCCGGGGGCAGCGAAACTTGCGATCTGATGAAGATAATGTGCACGGGCGTCTTAACGTAAATAACAGCATTAGCATTATTGCGGACAACAGCGCCATTCAGGACATGTTCAACATCAGGTATGTGGTTTGGATGGGGTATCGTTTCATCGTCACAAATGTCGAGATTCGATACCCCCGAGTGATCCTCACGATCGGAGGCATATATAATGGGCCTCCGAACTGATCTCCAAAAACTCTTAGAGGAAATTGCGGGCAATAGGGAGGTCTATTTTCAAGCGCCTCCCCGTTTGGCCGGATCAGTTCCCTACGTGGTTTACGAACTAGAGGATCGTAATACTCGCCATGCGGATAACATTCCGTATCGCCACATTAAGCGGTACTCGGTCACTGTTATATACAGAAATCCCGACGACCCGCTTCCTGACAAGATCGCGGATCTTCCAGGGTGTACTACAGACCGAATGTTCGTCGCCAACGGTCTCTACCATCAAGTTTTCAGACTCTATTACTAGGAGATAGAATGGCAGTCATCGAGTGGGACAAGATTGGGGAGCACCGGTATGAGTCCGGTGTCGACCATGGCGTCCTGTTTGTCTGGGACAAGTCTAAGAAGTCCTACGGAAAGGGCGTCGCTTGGAACGGCCTTACCAAGGTCACCGAGAAGCCTTCAGGCGCTGAGGGTAACAAGAAGTACGCGGACAACATCGCGTACCTGAACATGGTCTCCGCGGAGGAGTTCGCAGCCACCATCGAGGCGTACACCTACCCGGACGAGTTCCTCGCCTGCGACGGTGTCTCTACGCCCAAGAAGGGCCTCCAGGTCGGACAGCAGGAGCGCGCGTCTTTCGCCATGTCTTACCGCACCAAGGTTGGTAACGACACCGATGGTCAGGACGCGGACTACAAGATTCACCTGGTCTACGGGCTTCTCGCCGCCCCTTCCGAGAAGGGAT